ATAAATCAGCTCCTTTGTGCCATTATAGCACAATAGTGATAGGGCGCCTACGGCAAAGCGCCTTAGGGCGGATGGCGATGTCACCCGTCAAGGCTTAATAGGATCGACTGTGGATAATACATATTTTGCATCTGTTATTGGTGCCAGTGGTGGTGGTTTTTTTGAATGCTACAAGGACTATACACAGAGAACTCAGCTCGTTATTAGCCCGCCGAACGATACGCCCCTTTCAGCGCGAATTGCTCAGACAGACGATGGCACGCATTGGACATCAAAATATTTGGCAACCTGTGAAACGCCCGAGGTGCATTCATTGCCTTTAAATATTGCAGACGATATAAACACAAGCTGTTATTCACGTGATCAATTCGGACGAGTATTTGTAAGCATTCGAGTACAGCCAACTACGCATTGGACCGAAATGAAAACAATCGGCACTATGCCGGAAGGTTTTCGGCCCGATCGGGATATTGTTGTCCCAGCACTCGTGCAAAGATACGGCAATCCTTTTCACGCAGAACAGCTATTCATTACTTCGACCGGCGCAATTATTACTCAAGGCGATTATTCGGACGTGGATTTAATCTTTGCTCAGTTGACATATCCAGCGGCGACTTAACTCATAAACGCAAATGTTGCGAAGAAATAATCGTCGGAGGTAATTGCTACACCAGGTTGATCGGTAAGATCAACGAACAAATTACCATCTGATGTTGCCTTAATCGTCACAAGCCGACGCGAACCCTTGAAGATTGCCGGTACTTCCAGATCGGCAGCCGGGCGAAAACCCTCTGGCAATGTTGCCAACGCTGCGGACACTCGAAAACTTTGTGTTGTTCGAGCGGCAATGCTGACGATAACAATACTCTCTTGGGTCTTGTAGTAACGACAGGTCGCGTCAAATTTCGTCCAGCCGTCTGCAAGCGGCAGCTGATGCGTTTCCGGCGCAATACAATCCGCAACCTTTCGCCATGGTCCACCCCATTTACCGCTTCCGGTGCTGGCCCGATGCATTACATCGTCAGAAAAAATCAACAGTGCGCGATCATTACCTGGAAAATCACCTGTTAATAAGCCTCGCCAATACAGCGGATATGGCACACCTTTAGCAGTCCTTGGCGTCAGCATAAATGTACCGCCTGCGGTCTGTGCAGAGGCCCATTCCTGCAGGTTTTCGGGCGCAATTACGCCGTACTCCACATCGCGCTTTGCCATAGCCGCCCCTACGTCTTCTTCGCTGTCGGGCATTTTGATATCGGCCGCCGTCAGCGTCACATCCTCCGTCAGCGCCTTCCCGTTGATCTTTCTCGCCAGCGGAACGAACAGCTTGCCGAGAGCCGCCTTAACATTCGACCACAGCAGGCGCTTAGCCTTGCCGCCGTCCGCGCTGTCCGCGATCATTACGCCGTCATCGTCGGCCGGTGCGGCCTTGGCGGTGACCTTGGCCGGGTCGGTTGCAGCAAGAGCCTCGTCGATCTTATCCCAGTTCTCGTTTCTGGCTTCTACATTGTAGAAATCCTGCGGACTGTGCTTATTCAGTCCGTAGTTTGTCGTTTTACTCGCCATCCGGCAACACTTCCTCTCTAATTTCAAAATGCGTAAGCAAAGCCAGTTGCGCGTGCGTGAAGCACGTCAGGTCTGCGTGCTGATTGTACAGCAGCGACGTCGTGCAGACCATATTCGCAGGCACAATGTCCGCGAGCAGCTCCTCGACCGCCTGCTGATTACGCTTTGCGGTCAGCGCGACTTTGACCGTCAGTGTGTACCTGTCGCCGTTCAGTTCCAGCTTATAGCCGTCCTCGCCGCACAGCGTTGCAAGCTGCTGCCGCAGGCGGCGCACGGAAAACGGCAGCTGCGTGTTGATCCTGGTCAGCACCTTAAACCGACGCTCGTCGAGCGTATCGGTGTCCTGCGGCACAACGCCGAAGATCTTCTCGTACCTCTGAATGGCGTACTCCCCTGCTGTGCTTAGAAACTGTGCATCAAGCACCGCATCAGCGGCATCATGCAGACGGTCAATCTCCAGCTGCTCGGTCTCACATAGCAGCGGGAACTCGTAGGTCTTGAGCAGGATCGGCGGCAGGTAGTCCTGCAACTTCTTCCTCACGTCGCACCTCCGATACTGCCGAGCCGCGGAATTTCATCCGCTGCCAGCTCGATGTTCTTCACACTACCATTGATGGTCGTGTCCTCCACGTCCACCACGCAGTCGAGCGCAAGCAGATGCGTCTCGATCTGTGAGATACGCACAACGGTCGTCGCGCTGTCCGCCCAGACCTTCGCAAGCTCGGCAAAGTACATCTTGACCGCGCTCTCCACCTGCGACTGTGCGCTCGACCACGCCCAGCCGGTCGCAAAGGTGATATTGGTTGCGATAGCAATATCGGCATACTTCGCGCCGGTGACGGTTACAGTGTGTCCGATCGGAGCCAAACCCAGACCTTCACCGTGGTTCTGCTCAGGGTCGATGGCGGTCTGTACCTTGCTGATAAGCTCGGTGCTCGGTGCGGTGTAATCAGACGCGATAATAGTCAGCTTGACTGTACCGCCACCGTTCCACACCGGATAGACCTTGACACCGCCCACGCCGGTAATCGCGTTGACCTTCTCGCGGTAGTCTGCCACGTTGCCGCCAAACGCTTCGCCGTCAATGCTGGCGTAATACTTCTCACGCAGCGTGTCAGTTGTATCACCGTCTTCAGCAGGGATAAGTACAGCCGCAATAGATGCAGTATCCAGACCGTTCACCGTCTGAATTGGCAGGAGTAAACCGGTATATTTGTTGCCGACCGTACCGAGCGTTTCGGCCTCGAGCTTGTAGTGACCTGCCGAGATTTTCTCGGTAACTACATAGTTGACTTCATCACAGTTGAACCGCAAGCCCGCGGTCAGCTCCACACTGGGCGGCGTGAACACGCCCTCAATGACAGCCGCAGTTTCACCCTGAATGGCTACGCCGCGCTCTTTGCAGCGCAGCATAAGGTATTGCAGGGACGCCGTATCAACAAAGGTTTCGTCCATCACGACGTCCAGTTCCATGTAGCATTTGACCAGTTCTGCGGCCGCAGGAGCGAGCGCGTCATAGATGATGCTGCCCTCGCGCTTGTCCACCGTATCCGGCACAGATTCCAACATACGGTTCATAATGTAGTCAAACGTCATTTCGTCGGAATATCGTCCGATCATGCCACTTCACCTCCAAACTCAAATTCGCTTTCGATGTCGCCCTCGGTCGTGGTTACGGTAAACTTTACAAGCAGATTGCGCTTGCCCTTGGTGAACGAAAACTGCTCAACCGAGAGCACACGATCATCCGCCATGAGGGCATCTTCAATCGACTTGGCGACCTTGGCCTGCAGATACGGTGTCATGGTCTGACCGAGCAGGGCGTTCAGCTCAATGCCGTAATTCCAGCTGTAAATCGCGTACTGAAACCGCTCGGTCTGGAGAATCAGGAAGATGGCCTGCTTCATGGCTTCCAGTCCGTCCAGCTTGCCGCCGGAACACGGATAGCCGTCAAACCGCAGCGCATAGGTGCGCGTAGGCTGTGTTTCGATCTCGAAATCCTGCACGAGATCGTCATTATACTCTGTCGGCAGCATTACAGCGCCCCTTTCTTGTCTAAAATGAGATATTCCTGACCGCCCTGTTTCCTTAGCAGAATGAGCTTGTCCCCTACCTTAAACGAGGACGCGCTCACGCCGGTGCGGACAGCCAGAAAGTTCTTTTTAAGCACTGTCTTTTGGTCAATCTGTACCTGAAACGGCGATAACGAAATAACTTTGCCATAGTACCAGTCAGCAGGTCGTCTTGCTTCAAAGACGTTTTCTGCAATCTGTTTCATAGCGGTAAACATATCAGGCACTAAACTCACCTCGAATTCCGCTCAAATACAGGTCCATCGTGTAAAGACTGTTCGAAAACGTGTGCTTTGCTTTCTCCACGCACATATAATTCTTGATATTGATGTCACCCAGGCCCATGCCGACGCAGACCGAAGTACCGGCACGAGCGCGAACATCACCGAACACCTTCTGCATGGTCAGCTCGCGGTGGATGACGTTGTAATAGTTCATGAGCGCTTTCGCCTTGGTTTGCAAATCGGCGGTGTTGAGGGCGTTGTCCAGCTTTTCGTAATACTGGAGCGTGCCCCATTTGCTCTGGCTGGCGGTATTGTTCATCACATAAACCTCTCTGACGCCGGTTTCGTCATTGTCCCACGCCAGCTTGATGCGGTTGTACACGTCGCTGTCAATCGAGGACGTGTAGCTGTAACCCTGCGCCGTGTCCTCGTCGATGTAGAGCGGCAGGAGCAGGCTCTCATACGGTTTGAGGCACAGCTTGCCGAAATCGTCGTAGAGCACATACACCTTGCCGGTATTGATGATTGTGAGGTCAGACGCATTGCCGAGCATATCGAAAAGCGTTCCCTCCTCAATGCGCTGCGGGATTTTGTACTTGGTATCGGTCACGGTACCAACCTTCAAACCGTAGTCCGCAGCCAGCATTTTCAGCACATCGGCGTAGGTCTTGTTCGTGTAGCTGATGGTGTCCTTGTTCTTGAAGTAGCGCAGCTGGTCATAGGCCGTGACCTTAATCAGCCGATTGTCTGAGCGCGACTTCTTAAAGACGTAGCCATAAAAGACATTGGAGCCGTTAAACCGGAAACTGACCGGATTGCCCTCGTGGAAGTTGAGGGTATCATCCTTGACCACGGTGAACGTCAGCGAGGATGCCGAACCGCTGCGTGTGGTTTCCCACACGATGTCGCCCTCGATCATCGGCTGCTGAAGCTGACCGTTCCTGTTCTGGATGATCAGCTCCGCGCCCGGCATCTGGCAGGACGGCACATCCCGCAGGATCTCCTTGCGCGTGCCCGCCGCGCCGGTGACGGACTTAACAACAACGGTCGTGATGTCCTTCTTCTCTTTCTCGGTGCTCGTGCCCGAAGACGTCGAGCCGGACGAGCGCCCGAGCCGCCGATGACGGCTTTGCCGTACTTCTTGCCCCAGCGGTTGCACTCGGCGTTCGAGGACATCAAGAGGTCGAAGTGGTACACGCCGTTTTCGATTTGAATCATGCCGCCACGGTCATTAACCGTGTACGTCACTCCATCAAGCGCCGTACCTGTGCCCTGCACGGTAACCTTAGTACCAAACGGTACGCTTGGCGGTGCAGCACAGGTGTGCTTGCTTGGGTCTAACCTGTTGCCGAGCGCATCAAGGAAACCGCCCTCCATGGCGTTATTCGCGGGATAATAGGCGGTAAAGAGTGCTTTTACCGTATTCGTTGCCGTACCGCCCGACTTCGCGCCGGAATACTTGGCGAGCGTGTCACCCGAGGAAACGTAGTTCAGCGGATTGACGGACGAGCCGTTCTTGTGCATACCGAAATGCAGGTGACAGCCGGTTGAACTGCCGGTCGTGCCGACAGCCGCAATCTTCTGCCCGGCGGTAACCTTTGCACCCTGCTTGACGTAGAGCGCCGAGGCGTGCCCGTAAAAGCTCATCAGACCGCCGCCGTGGTCGATGCTGATGTAGTTGCCGTAGCCACCGTACCAGCCGGACTTCGTGACCGTGCCGGGGCCGAACGCGAGGATTGGTGCGCCGCTTGCCGCTGCCAGGTCAACGCCGTCGTGGAATTCCTTGCCGTGGAACGGACAGGTACGGTTGCCGTAGCCGCTCGAAATGCGCGAGTAGGATGGACACGGCCAAACATATTTACCCATGTTCTCCCCTCCTTAACCCGGCAGCTTGAGCACGGTGCCGGGGTAGATCCACCAGCCGTTACTGCTGCTCGACCTGCCGTACTTCTTGGCGGCGGCCTCAATGGCAGCCTTGTTCAGATTATAGATAGACTGCCACTTAGTACCGTTCCCCAGCTTCACCCGGGCAATGTCCCACAGCGTATCACCGGACTTGACGGTGTACGTCTTGCCTGCCGGTGCAGTCGTGGTGTCGCGCTTTTGTGTGACGGTGGCTTTCTTCGTGCCGGAACTGCTCTCGCTCTTCTTGAACTCGATAGACTTTGTGTGGTACGGCGCGTATTGCAGCAATTCAATCTTCGCCATGACATCAACGCCGTAGCTGCCTGCGTCCTCGGCAAGCTCGTAGCTTTCCAGAGATACTGTCATCGGCTGTGCGCTCATCAGCTGTTCGCCGCTGTCGTCTATGCGGATAACCGAGAACTCAAACGACTTGCAGGCGGTCTTAAGCGATTCCAGCTTGCTCATGTAATACTGCGCCGGCTGATACCCGTTCGGATAACAGGCAAACGGGTATTCCCTGTTCGGCAGGAGCGCTGAAAAGCTGATTTTCGACAGCCCCGGCGTTTTCAGGACGTTCACCTGGCCCTCGTTGATGAGGTTGATGGTCTTGTTCTGGTTCGCGATTTTGATTGTCAAAGCCGATGGCGTGACCGGAAGGCGCACACCGTCCATGTAAAACTCGTACATCAGATATGCACCCCCTCTGCACTCGTTACCAGAGCCTCGGTGACCTTGGCTTCCAGCAGATTGACTACTCCGTCCAGATCCATCTCGTTCGAGATGTTGTTGTGGTTGACCATTTCCACCTTGATCTCGGCGGTGGTGTACTTGTTGATGACCTGCCGCTCCGCAATATCGCGCAGCAGCTTGATGTCGTCCGAGGATACGCTCACATCGTCCGCAATCTGGGCGGTGTTGTCCGCGATGTTGGACAGCAAACCCGTTGCCGGATCGTCCGGCAGGTCAAGACCCAGCTTTTCAGAGATGCTGTTCTGGAGGTTTGCGCCCCAGTTGTAGCCGTTGGCGTAAGCCGTCGAATACTCGATCTTCTCCTTGTGCTTCACGTACTCCGTCCACCCGGACTGATCCTTGATCTTCTGGATTCTGTCGGTGTAGCTGTCGTAGAATGTGTCCAGACCGCTGGTGATATTGATCTTCACGCCCGGAATAAGATTGATGAGCTTCTCGATCGTCCTCACCATACCGCGGATGACGCCGACAACATACTGGCTGAGCTGCAAAAACAAAATCTCGATTGACGCAATCGGGTGCTGGAACACGTTGCCGAGGAAGTTGATAAGGTCGGCAATGACGTTGTAGACCGGCAGATAGAACATATTGTAGACAAACGCGCCTGCCATCGCAAACAGGCCGCAGATCACGCCGACGGCGCTCGTCGTTTCGTTCTTTGCCCGGTTCGTGTAGTTGATGTACGCGGCGATCACGCCGATCAGAATGATGATCGAGCCGATAATCAACACGATCGGGTTGAGCGACATCACGGCATTGAGCATCTTCTGCGCGGCTGTCAGCGCCTTCGTAGCCGCAGCACAGATCTTCGTCCAGTTGGCGGCCACCGCAAACAGCGCAAAGGCTGCCGCAGCCGCAAGCACCAGCGGGCCGATGACCTCAATATTGTTCGCCACCCAGTTGATGGCTTCGAGCAGCGGCCGCAAGGCCATGATTGCCATGTTGCTGGCCTGCGTCCAGACGTCCGACCAGGTGAGCGGAATCTCGTTGAACTTCTGGTTGGTTTCCTCCGCCGAGGACAGCAGCGCGGACTTGACAATGCTCGCCGTCAGCTCGCCCTCCTGCGCCATGCTGCGGATCTCACCGACCGATACGCCGAGGTAGTCCGCAATCGACTGAATGATGGTCGGTGCCTGCTCGAATACCGAGTTCAGCTCCTCACCGCGCAGCACGCCGGAGCCCATCGCCTGCGTGATCTGGAGCATGGCGGCGGCCTGTCCCTCGGCGGACGTGCCCGCAATCTTGAACTGCTTGTTCAGCTGCTCGACAAACGCGATCGTTTCCTGATTGCTGCTGAATGCGTCACCGGCAAGCAGGCCCATCTTTGCGACTGCATCCGCCGTAGCGTTGTACGCGCCGCGCGAACGCATAGCGGACTGGTAGATCAGCTCCTGCAGGTCGGCGGTGCTTTGCAGACCGTCGTTCATCAGGTTGAGACGGGCGGTAGTCTGCGTCAGCTCGTCCGACATACTGACGATACCGCTTACCAGCTTGGAGCCGAGGAACGCGGTGCCCAGCTTTTTGAGCGAGGCCGTCAGGTTTTCCGCCGGCGGCTGCGCCGAGGTCATGCTGCTCCGCAGCTCCTCGACTTCGCTCACGGTTCGGGTGAGTTCTTCGCGCACACCTGTCAGTTCGCTGTTAAATTGTGAATAAAGACCGGTCGGTGCAGCCTGTTCGGTCAGGCTCTGCATCCGTTCAAACCGGTCGTTGACCGCACTCAGGTTGGACGCGATACGGCTGAGCACATTACTCATGCCGTCGCGCAGCTGGACGGTGTTGGACAGTGCCATAGAACTCACCTCCCTCGTTTCGCTTTATCCAGAGCGGCCTTTTCGTCCTCGTTGTACACGACACAGGACGCCCAGATAAATGCCCGTTCTTCCTTTGGCAGACTTAAATATTCGGACGGCAGGATATGGAGCTTTTGCAGGCAGTAATGCGCTGCATACGCTTCATAATCATCAGAGCCCTCACCGTCCCGAATCAGTTTTTTGCCTGTTCCACCAGATCGAGCTTGTCACCGAAGCCGCAGATGTCGAACAGCTTTTCCGTGTAGTTCGTATACTCACCCGGCGTCAGCATGGCCGAGATCAGCTCCTCGGCGCACTTTACGCCGTAGCTGTCCTGCAATTCTGCGTCGTTGAGGTTCGGATAAACCGTGCAGGCGGCTGCCAGCTTGGCAAGGTACAGCACGTTGTCGAATTCCTGACGGAAGCTGCCGCGCTTGCCCGGCACCTGTACGCGGTACTGGCAGTCGCGGCGCAGCGTTTCGTCCTCGCGCGAGGAAATGCAGCGCACCTCCCACTCGAGCGGCTTGCCGTCCTCATCGGTGAAGCGGTCGGATACGACCAGCTTTACGTTTTCAACCTGCCTGGCGTTCTGCGCCAGAAATGCGGTAAGATTACCCATTGTACAAATTCCTCCTTATTCCATACCGGACAGCGTGTTAAATTCCTCCGGCATATCCCAGTCGTCGAACGTGCCGGAAAGCTCCTCATCGAGCAGGGTATCGCCTGCGTCGAACTTCGCCAGAATCGAGCTGTCGATCAGGCAGCCGGTGTGCGTGATGGTCTGACGGCCGGCAGACGAGGACGGGTCCTCGTTGGACACCTGAATCTCAAACGGCGTCATCCTGCCGGTCTTGCAGTAGATCAGGAACCAGCGGCGGAACACGCTCTGGTTAAAGTGCGCCGTGCCCTTCCACGAACCGGACCACCCACTTGGCTTCTTGCCCTTGCCGGTGCGGCCGAGCAGCTTTACGTCCTGAATGTCGACCTTCGCGGACGACTCAAAGCTGTACAGCTGCATCATATTGTAGCGGTTGCCGTCAAGGGTGACGTAGCACTCGGCCATCGAACCGGCTACCGCATCATTTGCTTCCATAACAGGAGCGTTCAGCATGACTTTTCCCTCCTTTATTCAACGATTACCTTCATGTAAAGCTGTTCCATCGCGGAAACCGGCTGTACATGATCCTCGACCGCAACCGACTTCTTCCTATCGCCCGGCGACACGGTGACGCTGCTGCTGTCAAAGTTCTCAATGGCGCGGATGGTCTGGAGCTGGGTGTGGTGCGCTACAATGTCGCTCCACAGGCTCACGCGGCCGGAGGCGTCGTTCTGGACTTTGCCAATGTACTTCGAGTTGAACAGGCTTGCAATGTCATTGGCGATCTGGTCGAGCACGCGCATAACCTGATTGGACGAGAAATCCGCGCTCTTTTCGTCCGTGACGGACACAAAGGTGTTGATGTCGGTCAGCACGCGCGTCTGGTCGCCGACACGGTGGAACGTGAACTCACCGGCCTTGATGGCCTTTTCAAGCTGGGTCTGCGTGTAGTTCGTGTCGATGTCGTACTCGCCGGTATAGGTCGAGTTGGTCATCGAGCGGTTGACCGCGCACGCAGATTCCGCGCCGGTCGTCCAGTACACCGCCGACGGATCATCAGCCGCACCTACCAGTCCGTTCTTGACGGAAATCACGCCCTCGTAGTCTGCCGCAGGGTAGCCATGAAGCACGCACTGGAACTTCACGCCCTGCTCGTCACGCAGGCGGCGCGTCCAGTTGGCGAACAGACCCTTGACCGTGCTGTTCTTCGTGTCGCAGCCGACCGCGTTGAAGCTGTACGGCTCGATCTTGTCGAGGAACGTCTGGTAAGCTGCATCCTGCACCGCGCCGGTCGTGCCGCCGGTGAGCAGCAGGCCTGCGTTCTCGGTCAGCGCCTCGCTGCCCTTCCAGTGCAGATAGTCGTTGTCGGAAAGGTCGGAAACTGCCTTAACTGCCTTCTGCGTGTCCACAAGGGTCGTGCCGATATAGGTCGAAACGTCGTAGACCTCGTTCGTCGATACCGTGAAGCCCTCGTTCTGCTGAATCACGATCTTCAGTTCGTTGCCGATCTTGCCCGGATACTTCGCCTCTGCGTACTTGCAGGCTGCCTTTGCACCGCCGCTGTTCAGACGGAACAGGTGCAGCGTCTTGGCATTTGCGAAGATCTCGCGCAGCGGACGCAGCTCGTCCGCCGTGTAGGCGTAGCCGGTCAGCGCCTGCGACTGCTTCTGAAACTCGCTGTTCTCGATGGTCACGACCTCGTTTTCCGGTCCCCAGTCGAGGGACAGCGGGAAAGCCGCCGTGCCGCGGTCGCCCAGGGTCGCAGAGGCACGCGCCGCCGACACAAAGTTGATGTATGCACCGGGCAGCACCTTGTTCTGTATGGTATACATACCGCCGCCTAAAGCCATTTAATTCACCTTGCCTTTCATAAAGTTATCAATGAGCGCGTCCACCTCGGAAAAGGTGTAGCGCTGATCCTTGTCGAGCAGCACGCCCAGCAGGTCGCGCCGCTCGCGGTATCTGTCGAAGGTCAGGAGCTGTGCGCCGGTAAACGCCGGTGCTCCTGCCTCGGTTTTGCGTTTAACTGCCATTTTCGTTCTCCGTTCCTACGGTGGTCTGCAAATTCTCCATCGGAATATCTTCCGGGATTTCCCGGACAAACTGCCGGTAGTCCGCGAAAAAGTGCAGCACCTCGTCTGTAATTTCCCACGAGAGATTGCTCCCGCGCAGGCTCTCCGTGCGCCGCAGCAGCAGCGTGAGCGTCTGCGCGGTCTCTCGGCACTGCTCCTGCGGACGGCCGTCCGACGGGAAGAACCGCACGTCCATGTGCTGCACGATCTCATGCAGCCCGGACGGGTACGGCGTGACGTCCGCACGAAGCTGCCGAATGGAGAAGCACGGCGCAGAGAAGCCCTGCTCGATACGTTCGGTATAGATGTCGTACTGCTCCGATGGATAGACCGTGCGCAGCTTATCGACGATTTCCTGTACTACGTTAATCATTTGCCCTCCATCATGCGGCTGAGGAATTCCTCGCTCTTGGTCTTGATAAAGTCCGGCGCTTTTTTCTGAAGGTCGAACAGGCTGTCGCGCAGCATATGCTTGCCTTCAACGAAACCGTGCGTCACGCCCTTGTGGACGATACGGTGTCCGTTCTCCACATAGGGCGCGTAAAAGACGTTATTATAAATCTCCGCACGGTAATGTTTCCCGCTGCGCCGCGCATGAGTAATAAACCAATTACGTTTCAGGTGCTCGGTTTTATACGGCGTGACCTTTTTGACGTTTTTCAGCAGACCGTTCATCATCTCATCGAGCAGGCCGGTGTAGAAAGCGTCCATCTCCGGTTCACTGGCGGCGGCCTTAATACGTTCGTTTAAGTCGCGCAGCTCGTGAAAATCGCAGCTTCCCCAGCTTGCCATTACGCTCGCTCCTCTCGGACGGCAGAAAGCTGCTGATGCGTCGGATAGACCGCGCTTTCGCCGCTGTATTTCAGCCGATAGGTCGCGCCGTACTGCTGAACCGCAATGCGGCAGCCTGCCGGAACAGCCAGATCAGGCGCACAGTAGATCGTGGCCTGATAGCTGATCTGACTGCTGTTCGCGTCCGTTTTGCTGTCCGGTGTGCCGGAAAACGACAGCGCACACGGGATATTCTCGTGCAGCACCGCGTCCGGCGTAACAACGGTTTCGCCATTCACGGTTTGCTTGCTTGTGCCGGTGACGGTCATCACGCCGTCATAGGTCTGCTCGAGCAGCGCCCGTTCCAGCTCCGGATTGCCGAGCATACTACCACCTCATCTTTCGATAGGCGTTCAGCTGCGCCTTGTAGTCGGTGAGGAAGTCGCCTGAGCCTGCCAGCGCCGCCAGCTGCTCCGCCGCCGTTGCAAAGGAAAAGGACGTATCCCCTCTGGACACGCCCTTTGCGGCAGGCTGCATATTCTCGTTCTGGAGCTGAACGCTGTTTACCAGGCCGCGCACCATCAGCACTGCGGTGTTCGTCAGGCCGTCCGGCGCCTCGGTCAGATTGCAGTAGTTACAGATCTGTTCGAGCACCAGATCGCAGGCGAACTCAAGCGTTTCCTGCGGCAGGTTCGGCAGCAGGCTTTGCGCCCGCAGCATCAGCGTTTCCCTTGTCATTTCTGCGCTTCCCCCTCGGTTTGTCCTCGGTCGGCTCGGTTTCCTCCTCGGCGGTCACGGTTTCTACGGTAAAGCCCGCACGGCCGGAGAACCAGCTTGCAAGCCACTCGTTATCCGTCTGCGCCTCACCACTGACGAACTGCACGCCGCCGATCTTGCGGTCGTACTCCTCGCTCGGTGCCTTGATCTTGTACATAGCGCTTCCCTCACTTTACCTTGAAGTTGCGCAGCACGCCGGCAGCGCGGGACTTCTTGAGCACGGTTGCCGCTACCATCTCGACATCACCGGCCTTGACCGGGCCTGCGGTAGAGAAATCCGGCAGCGTGGTGGAGATCACCTTGCCGCCCATCGGAGATACGGCGTGGAAACCGTCCAGACCCAGACGGACAGCGTACAGGTCGGTCAGACCGGTAACGGTGGTCTTGGACGAGGATGCGCCGTACTCGCGCGACGTAATCGGCACGACCGGCTTTTCCTTCTTCTCGGCGGTGTCGTAGTAATACTGCATATCCATGAACGGAATGCCGTTGTAACCGCTCATCTGACGGCCGAAAGCGTCCTCGGAGTGGGTCAGATAACCGGCACGGCGGGCGCAGGAGCGGATCTTGGTCAGCAGCGCCGCATTGCCGATGAGCATGGTCGGCACGCCGTCCAGTTCGGACAGGAACTCGTCGAGCATATCGAGCACGGTCTTGTAGTTGGTGTCGATCGCCGCCGAGGTGGACAGGTCGATCGCCTTGGATGCATCCGCGTTGATCTCGGTGGAAGTGCCGACGAGCAGCGTGTCCAGACCGTCAAAGCCCTTGGTGCCCTTGTCGCCGTTGATGGCGGTGTAGTGGAACAGGTTGGTGGTCGCTTTGATGTGCTCCTCGAGCTGGAACTGAACCTCGTTGATCTGGCCGTTCGCGGTGTTCGCGAGAACACGGTCGATCTTGAACGTACCGCCGAAGATCTTGAGGTCAACCGACTTGGTTTCGCGGTCGGCTACGGTGTCGGTGTAGTCGGTGTTGATGTCACGGAAATCCGCGCCTGCCGGGGTCTTGAGCTGGGTGTAGCCATAGGTCAGCGTAGAGCCGCCGGTACCGGGCGATACCGAGTTGTCAAAGGTCAGTGCCTCCAGCAGCATGGAGCCGCGGCGGAACTGGTCGATAACCTGCTGGTCCACATGGTTTGCCATGCCGACCTTTGCCTGTGCGAGAGTGATAGGCATTTTTCATTCCTTCTTTCTGTTAGCCGTTGGTGTTGTATACTTCTGCGAGAGCGGAACCGAGATCGTTTACCGTGTTCGGGTTGCCGCCGGACTGTGGATTGTAGCCGCCGCCCTGACCGCCGTTCGGGTTTCCGCCCTTGCCGCCCTGCTTTCCGGACTGACCTGCGCCGTCCTCCTCGAACAGCCATGCCTTGTCCTTTTTCAGACTTTCGACCTGCGCGTCAAGGCCGGTGATCTTGCCGTCCGTGCCGATCTTGATGTCGTCCATCGAGAGCGCCGCGCGGGTCAGCTGCGGATCGCGTGCATGGGCACGGGTCAGCGCCAGGTCGATTGCCGCATCGCGGCGAATATTCGCGGTGTCGGTGTCGTACTTGGTCTGGAGGGCCTTGAGGTCGTCCTCCAGCTTCTTCGGGTCCTTGCCGTCCCACGCCTTGGCGGCCGCACGCAGGTCCTTGATGGTGTTGTTCGCCGTGGTCAGCTCCTGCGCCTTGGTGTCCAGGTCGGCCTTGGGAACGTAAGCGCCGCCGGCGGCGTTGACCACCTCAAACTTTGCGTCCTTGGCTGCCTGCTGAAACTGCTCCCACGTCAGTGCGCCCTTTTCAAAAAGGGATTTGAGAAATTCCATTGTTTTTTGCTCCTTTCATCGAAAAATGGGTATGAAAAAACCACCTTGACGGTTGTCTTGGTGGTTAGTTCTTCGGTTGTACGACAAAGGCGCCTCGTTTCCGAAGCGCCCTTATCGGGATCTCTGGTATTTTGGTGGGTGTGCCCCTTCCCACATTTCTTTTGACCCAAACAGAAATACACAATACTGATAGCATAGTATTAAATTTCCGCTTAGGTGTGTAGCAGCACAATCTCTACTTCAAAATACCGTTTATCTGTATGATTATTATACCAGATTTATTCCTTGCTGTAAAGAACCTCGCTTTTGTTTATGAGTTTCTTCAAATTCTTTTCTCTGATGCGATAGAACGTCATGATAGAGTTTTTCCGCCCTGTATCATCAGTATCCAGTGCAAGCCGCACAACAACATTCAAATTGGTGTCCGGCAAGCCCTTTACCATGAAAACCGTTCCGTCATGCTTACCGTCAACAAGAACGGTATCCGGCTCGAGTGCCGCAGTGGCTCCATATTTCTCGAACAGCTCTACATCTTCCGGGTGGCGCTCTCGGATATGCTCCAGACGCTCGTCCATAATAATCAGCTCATCTGTTTGCAGCTTTCCAAAGCGTTTTTCCAGATACTCGGTTTTCAGTTTTCCCAACGTCCGATAAATCGGTTGCTCATTCTGCACAGCCGTGTCCCCATTCTCCGCTATCTTAGATTTTATTATAGCAGATTTTGTCGGTTCTGCAACTGGTTCGGACGTTTACTTCTCCAGTAGCTCAATGCTTTCAATTTCGGTTTCCAGCATTCCGGTCAGAACGCCGTTGTCGTCGCGCCGGATAATCAGCTCTGCAATTTCCGGTTCATTGTCCAGTGCGCCTACGACGGTGACGAATTTGCCGGTCAGCACAATGCCGTCCGTGCATTCCACCTTGAGGCGATGCGCTTTGTCATATGAGTGCTCGGTGCCGAGCAGCTTTTTCATGTGCTGAATGAGATCCATTGTTATCTCTCCAATGTACGGTCTTGATGACTAAGTCTTTGGTTGATAGTGAACGCCCGGTGCACATTCGATTGCCGGGTTTTCCTCCAACTTATTCATATGCTCGCCCGGGATACCATCCGGAAACGCCTTGCAGCATACCCGCTTTCGGTGGATACAGGTATTGCACAGCACACCATGAACGCCCGACGGCTGCGAACAGCGTGCCAGAAACTTGTCATGATCGGACAGTTCTTCATATCGCCTGCTGCGTTCCTCGGGTGACAGCCTTTTGAAGTTCTCAAAGGTTAAATTTCTGTCAGCCATATGGTATTGCCCTCCTTTCTGTCAACAATGAAACGCGATTCTCTCTTGAAAAGGATTTCCTTTTCGATTGTGTTGATACCACGCATATCTCTGCCGGTCTTACTCTGAATAACCAGCTGAATATCCATATCCGAGTCATATACCTCCGTAGAAGTAGACGTGTATGCGTCGTATGTAACGATCGCGTCAACCTCATGCACTGCCAGAAAAGCAGCTTTATCCGGTATCATGTCACTGGACAGAGAACGATATACCGTTCCCTCGTACACTGGAAGTTTATCCAGCGCCTTGTCAAGCCGTTTCGTCCAGCGCTGTTCCGCTTCGCTGAGCGATTCACCTCGGCGCAGCTTATCGTTTAGCGAATAGCTGGCCGCACTGACATACTTCTGCAGTGCGCTTGTTTCGCGCTTGTTCAATTCCAGTATAGCACTTTCCGGGTCGTTTTCAACATATTTCTTATGCCATTCCTCATATGTCATACCTTTCTCGACATACTCGGTCTTGCCGGTCGCGGGATTTCTGGCGGCACGCTTACTGCCGATCCGGAACTCCGTCACCGGAACGGTGGTACACCGGCAGCGCGGATGCAGCGGCGGATAATTGATACCGGTTTCGTGCTCCGCAAGCGGAAACTCGCGCTGATCCAGAGCGCCGCACACTGAGCAGGTCTTGAGGTCGAGTGCTGCCTCGAACCGATAGGACTGGACACCTGTTTCCCGATAGCCCTGTTCGGCAGCCTCAGCCGCCATATGGGCGCTCTCGGTGTGGATGAGCACCGCCGCGCGGCTCTCAGACACGCCCATGCGCTTGGCAAACTCTTTCGTCATGCGGTCGAGCGAGTCGCCGCGGACCAGACCGCGCGAAAGCGTCTGCATCAGCTCACGGGTCAGCTTGTCCTTGTCTGCCCAGATACGAGACGAAAACTCGCTGCCGAGCCACGGCACGGCGAGTATCTTCTCGACCGTCTGCGGGTCAATGCGGGCGAATGTGCTTGCAACATTCATCTGCTGACTGACGGCGTACACCGTGCGGTAGTAGGTGTCGGTGTAACGCTCCTGCAAATGGTCACGCAGCACATCGCGCTGAGAGCCGAACAGCTCCCTCATCCGCAGTTCAACCTGTGTCTGCAACGCCTGCAAGCGCGAGATACGCGAACGGAGATAAACCTCCTCCAGCTCCTTGTCAAAGCCGCCGGCTCTCGCCTTATCCCGGAACTCGTCCAGCGACATCCGGAAGTCCTCCAGCTCTGCATCCCGCAGCAGCCTGCGTGCGTCTGCCATGCTGACGCTCTCGTTTGCGGCGTATCTGGCGTAAAAAATCGAGATTTCCTTGTCCAGTTCGTGCAGAATGCGCTCGTATTCCCGATGGAACCGCAGACACAGGTCATCATCTTCCTGCTTCTGCTTCTCGGCCAGCTCGATGGCACGTTTGCGCCAGTAGGCGCCGTTCAGCTTATCCGCTGCTGCCATCGCCTACACCGTCCTTTGGCGGGAACCTGAACTGCGGCTGCTTTTCGGCTGCCGCCTGCTGTTCCTTTTCCAGCTGCTTCTGCTCGTTCTCGGCATCGTCTACCCACGGATGGTTTGCGAGGATGGTTCTGTCCGAGATAATGCCGACCGACTGCTGCGCAATCTGTGCGGTTTCCAGGTCGTTCTGCACCATGTTGCGTGTCCATGTCTGGAGAATGCGTTTCGGCTGTGCGATACCCTCCAGACGGCAGATAGCGCGTACCAGCTCGGCAAAACCGCTGCGGAACTGCGTTTCCAGCATCACGGCTTTCAGTTCCAGCAGGCTGTACAGGTACTTGAGCGCCACACCGGACGAATTGCCGAAATTCTCCGGATTCGGGTCAACGCCCATGCCGCTGACGAAGATCTGACGGCGGGTTCTTTCGAGAAAAGCGTTCCGCGCCTCAAACGGGATTTCCGCGCGGATGGTGTCCACGCCGCCGTCCCCCTCGACCTTGATGAGCTTGCTCTTTTTGAGGTCGCTCATGAACTCGGTCTTGTCCGTGCCGCCGTAGTTCTTGATGACGAAGATGACCTCCTGCACGTCCTCCATGTCGTTGGCGAAGCCGGAAACCACCTTGTCGTAGGCGTCGATCAGGTCGCGGTACAGCGGCAGGTCACCCCGCCGGTCGGCGTTGTTGTAGAACGGGATGAACGGCACCGCGCCGAGGCCGTGCCGCAGCTCCTGCCCGACTTCCGGATACTCGAAGTAGGTGTAGTTGCCGGACACGCCGTTCTGACGGTAGAACCGGCAGGTCGTGTCGTCCCAGTATTCGCACACCTGCACGGTCTGGCCGCTCTGCGGGTCGAGCATGGTGTAGCAGCGCAGCACGCCGACGAGGTCGCTCTCCAGCGTACCGGAGAACACCGGCACGATCTGTTCCGGGTCTACGGTGTGGTAGCGGAACCTGCCGTCTGTGCCGCGCCAGTAATGCAGCCACCCGACCGAGGTGTTGCTCGCGTCAATGCCGAGCTGCATGGCCGTTGCGGTGTACTGATCTCCGAGAATCTCTGCAATCCGCTCGTTAGCGGTCTTGTTCCCCACATCGAACACCGGCGGATAGCTCAGCGCGTAGGAAACCTTCTGCGTCACGAGCAGATTATGCCACGAATGCGAAATACGGTTGTCCGCGAGGTGCAGCGGATTGCCGAGTGTCTGCTCGGTCTCTGCCTGCCGCTGCAAAACGCTGTTGTCCTGCTTGATGCGGTTGACGTTGCTGTAATAGCGCCGCGCCTCGTCCGCCTCGCGAATGAACTGCCCGTGTCCCTGCAAAAGCCGCTGAATCGTGCGGCTGTTTACTTTCACCATACGCTGACACCTCCTTTCCTGTTGAACTGCTCCGCAACGCCGGTTGTCGCGTCGGGAGCGTCATCGTGGGCGTTTTTGCCCTCTTTCTGATAATGCTGCATGGCCTTTGCGTACTCCGGCCAGCGGTCACGCCAGTTGACCGGATAATAAATATGGTCCTGTACCCATGTTGCGTTTGTGAGAATTCTTGCGACCTTGTTCTCGCTCTGGTGGAACCACTCCACACGGCAGCGGTTGGAGCCGAGCCGCCGAAGCTGCTCCTGCACGTTGCGGGCAAAGCCGCGGCCGCCGTTGTTGCTCTCGATTTTGGCGAGGTTTGCGTCGTTCGCCAGCAGCCGCCGTGCGGTTTCCGGCTCGGTCACTTCCATCGGGTCTTTGGTGTAGTAGATGTCGAGCACATAGCCTCGTGGTTATACTCGCCGTAAATGATGCTGCAAAGATAGTCCGCGCCGGTGTCCGCCGTGTCCGTGTAGCTGCGGATATGCGTAAACAGCGGATTGCCGTGCTCGTCCCTCGGAATGTCCGTATAGGTCTTGAAGCTGCTGTACAGCCTGCCCTTGAGGTCGATCGGCTGCTGCTGGTAGTTCGCGGACGCGATTTCCTCGCTCATCGTGCGAACCTTGTCCTCGTAGTCCTCACGGGTGAGAACCGCGTCGCACAGCATCGTGCCGTCGTCCTGCAAGGCTTTCATCGTGATGAGTTCCGCATCCGGCCAGTGCTCCAGCGCACGGCCTGCGAGGTCGCCGGTCGCCCAGCGCGTCATGATGATAACGATCTTGTATCCGGTTTCGGTTCGGGACAACATCGTGTCCGTGAACCACTGCCACTGCTTGTCGAGTGCGCCCTCGTTAAACGCCTCCTCGGCCTTCTTGATCAGGTCATCGAGAATCAGCTTGCGTGCGCCGAAGCCGGTCGCCGTGCCGCCCGGAGAGGTAGCGAGGTAACTCGCGTACTGTCCCTCAAGCGCCCATTTGCCTGCGGCGGCCTCGCCGTACTTGATGCGTGTCTGCGGGAAAATGTCCGAAAACACGATGCGGCTCGGGTCAAACCGTTCCTCCGCAATGCCGTCGCGGACCGCCCGTGCGAACGTCGTGGACAGCGTTTCGTTGTAGCTGCCGGTCATGATCTGCTCGGACGGATCGCGGCCAAACAGCCACTGGCTCAGCAGCACCGCCGTGCGGCTCTTGCCGTGTCGCGGCGGCATATTGACCACAAGTACCTTGCGATCGCTCTCGCAGAACGCCTGTAAGCGCTGACACAGCGTTTTGAGGTACGGCCTGTCCTCGCGGTAGAAGTCCGGCGCCATCAGCTTGCAGAACGCCCAGAAGTCGCGCCGCGCAAGCTCAAGGCGAGCCGCCCTGCGAATGTGAGGGTCAACCATCGTCAGCCAGCTTCCGCAGCTCCTCGGTGGTCAGACCTGCAAGCGGGTTTTCCACCTCGAGAGTGCCGGAGTGCTCGATTTTCTGCACAAACGCGCCCGCCGCCTTGGCTCTCAGCTCTGAGGCCTTGAGCCGGTCCTTGGTTTCCTCGCCCTTGTCACGCATGACGTTCGTCCAGAAGGCGTTGATCTCCTCCATGTCGGCAATTCGCGGCGTTTCAAGGATTTTATCCCGCTCCGCAATGTAAACAGCAAGTTTCCGCAGGTTTTCGCTGCCGATGGACTGAAATCCGTTGTCATCCCTCGCCTTGTATCCGGCAAGCCGCGCCGCTTCTGCCGCCGTCTTGCCCTGCTTGTAATAATCTACCCAAGCCTGCTGCTTGGCTGTCAGTTTGCTCACGCGCTCACCGTCCTTTCTGAAAATGGGTAAAAGAAAACCGCCTATGGTGTAGGCGGTTTACGGGTAAATCAACCTTGCATTATGCCAAGTTCTTTTAGGTTTTTGTTTGCATTATGTTGCACCTCGATATACTTTCGATGAAGCAAATCCATAAAATTTTCTTGATTTTCCAACATCTCAATTATTTCAGATAGCGAAATACATATAATCACTTGTTTACGCACTAAATAAACATCACGACATATATCTCGAAATGTTTTGGGCGCTGGTTTCTTGCTGACAAATACTCCAAAAGAGCAACCTGCTCGCCCCATAATATCCGATAGCTTTGAAAGATATGTATTCTTCGGTGTGCTTTTTTCATTTTTGCATTCCACATAAAAAGATGAACCGATTTCATCAAAGAAATTTCCTTGAAAATATCGTTTTACTATCACAAATCCATCTATTTGATTTAATTTTGTTGTAAATTCCGATGTTGCTTTAAAGCAAGTGCACTGATTAAACAGATCCCTCGTTAAATTTTCTAACGCATTTCCTTGCTCGGTTGATGATGTATATCGAGTGGTCATTATAGCTTCTGCTCTTGCTATCCAATCTGATCCATCATCTGGAACTGAATAAAACTCTCCGATTTCCAATAAACCGTGTTTCCAAGCAAACTGCAGAGAATCGGGGCGGACAGCACCAGCCGATTCTTTCATCTTTTTCGAATCTATGCAGTGCTGCCCATCCTCAAAAGGGGCATCTTCGATTATCTCAAAACGAATTTCTATATCCTGTGCGCTGTCAAATTCGTCTTTCTCAAACTCTTTCTCGCAGCATAAACAATATTCTATACTCTTTATGTCATTAATAGACTCTAACCTTTTAATAATATGTCCACATTCCGGACAACAAAGCACAAAATACTTGTGCATAAAATTAATTTCTATACATGCCTTTAAAAAATTTGCACTTTCAATATAGCTACACTGAAGATGTGTTGCAACACGCGATATAGAAATTGTTTTTCTCGCATCAGCTGACAATCCTGAAAAATAGCAATCAGCTTTATCAAGAAGTTCTTCAGAAAAAGACCGTTCAAGCGTCAATAATTGAGAATAAAACATCTTGAATATCCTCCTCAGCCGTATATTCCTTGAAACTCAAATTGCACTTTCCTTTTTTCTCCGAAATGCGTACAGTAAAAGTTTCTGTATAGTATGTTCGCGTATTACGTCTCCATTTTAGCGTCAGTCCATCACACGTCTTGTCATTGTCTATCATGCGCTTATTGTCAAAAAATATCGCTTTGCTTTGTAGCGGTCCTGCATCTCCGCCTGCAGCCTGATCCACATGAGAGTCTTCTTCATCTGTAGCACATAATTTAACTGGATATGCATTTCTCTTTCGTGTAAATATTTCTTTATCTTGTCGATTAATTGAAATATATTTCTCAAAGAGATTGCGTATATCACAATGTAATCCAGAGATTTGATTTTCTGGTATTCCGCACAATTCCTTTATCTTTTGTTCTATATCCGTAATAAATGTTTGGTATTGATCAAGTTCAGTTTGTATCTCTGGCGGTGTTTCTGTAAAGCTTTTTAAGAGTTTATAAAATTTCTTCTTCAGATTATATGCTTGCTCTTTATCATCCACATCTGTAATACCCAAAATACGTTTAGCATAATCCACAGCATCTCGCACTGGCTTTTCAGCATTTAGTGATTGTTCCATTGTGGCATAGACACTCTGGCTTTCCGGATTGTACTCATAAAGATTTGATCTAGATTTATATCGAACCACATACCAACCATCATCAATAAAAAAATCAAAAATAACTGGGAATTCAATATTTCGTGCATTTAAATTACGTTTTTCAATATAAGTAACCATTCTACAAAAATAAAGTGTTAATACGCGCTTACCTCTCATAGTTGAGCTTGTATATTTTATTAATTTAGTTTGATTGTCGTATTGAGAATTTATCAAATATCCCGTAGATTCTTTATCGACATACTTATCTAAGTGCTTTTGAATGCCTTCTTCATTCGATAATATCAAACTAATTCCATTATCTATTCGACATTTATAAAGCACAATTTCCTTTATGCCTTCCTTTACAGTTTTATCTACCCATTCTGCAAAGATTTGCTCATTTGCCTTATTGGCCTTTGCAAAATCCAGTGCAGCCGAAACTAATTTGGCTTTATTGTTTCCTTTATTTACATTAATATTATCTATTTTAACCTGATTATCTTTCAAAAAAGATAGAATAGGCGGTATGGTCCAATATTCTTCTTCTGGATTACAGAAGATATGCGCTGTATTTTCCATATTGTTTCCTCCTCTTTACTACAATATACGACTTTTTTAGTCAAAAGTAAATATGCAATAGCGCATATATCCTGTTTTGAAAACACCCATTATTAATTTCTGTTAAAAACAAAAGGCACCCATTTCAAGGTGCCCTTCGCAAAAAGAGGAGTTAAGTAATACTTTTCCGTATCACTTCACGATACCATAATATCACGGCTTTCACTGCACGAAGTATCATTTTACGGCAAATTTAATTTTTCTGCCACCAACCGCACAAATGTACCGTTCCACCGTTTAGCAGTTGCCTCGCTCACCGGCACGCACATTGCTGCGCCGTACAGCGTATGGCTGCGCTTCCAGTACACGCGGTCGATCAGCTCTATGCGCTGGCGGCCATGTTTCATTACCTCGGTTTCCGAGATAGCAGCCCGCACCGCGTCATACCGCCGCTGTTCTTTATCAGTCAGGCGGTCAACGACCGCACGCTCAACCGGACTGCCGCCGCTGCTGTGGCCGCCGGATGCGCCGTAAGCCGGTGTACAGGGCATGTCGCCCACGCTCTCCGCCTTGCGGCGCAGCGCCGGATATGACCGGATGATGCGCTTCGTGTACTCCCACCAGTCCTCACGCTTGTTCAATGCTTCCCCTCCCTGTCCGTAATGCCATAGCGCCACGCAAGGTAGCGCCGAACTTTATCGCTGTATTTAGTCAATATTCTTATGCTCCTCCTGATATTTCCGCATGATGCCGACCGCTACGCGGCAGGCTTCGTCACACGCGGCGACCATCCTCTCGCGGATCATGCGCTTGCGCGCCAACATATCCGCGTAGTTCATGCCCCGCGGCTTGCCGGAGTGCTTTTTCTTAGTCTTTGCCATGGGTTACTCCTCCCTTTTCTCTTTCACGCAGCCGTTTGTCCCGGATCATCCGTGTTACCCGGTGACCGAGGACAGACGGCAGGCAAACATTATCGCCAAAGGCACCGGCGTACCACAGCGGGCAGGCCGTGGCGCAGGTGCTGCTGCGGGTCTTGTAGCACACACCCTCGTCTGTTTCCAGATCTTCAAGCAGATCGTGCAGCAGTATCAGTTCTCTGTCGGTCATAATCAGCTGCCGCCTTTCCGCTTGATGCGTGCATCTTTGCTGATGCGCTGCTCCGCATACAGCAGGCTTTCCGGCATGGTGTAATACGCCTGTCCGCCTGCGATGGCGCAGAGTAATTCACCCAGCACCTTTTGCGCTTCCCGCAGATCACGATACCGCGCCACAGTAACTACCTTGGCGTTCTTGTCATAGCTTGCGACGATGAGCGCCGCATCCGGCTTTTCCGAGATGCAAAAGCGCTCCACGAAGTCCGAGTTGATAATCTGCTTCTTGTCACCGCTCAGAATGTACATGGCGTGCCTCCGTTCCATTGCCACGCGCAGAACGTCTCGTCGCAGTCGGTGCAGAGCCGCGCCTCCGGGTTCATATGTCCGATGCAGCCCATGCAGCCGCCGAGGCGCTTGAGCTGCGCAAGCAGCGTGTCGCGTTCCTTTGCGACCTGCTCCAGCGCGTGTTCATACAGGCTCAGCCGCACCGCGGCCTCTCGTGTGATCGCGCAGCCATGCACGCCGCAGTTGTGCTCATACCCGCAACCAAGGCAGACCAGAGAGCCGGTCTGCACTTTCAGCCGCCCGAGGGCCTTGATGAGCTCATCGGTTTTCATATGTGTCCGCTCCTTCCCCATAAAACAAACTGATTTGATCTGCAAATTTGCTAAACCGCTTTTCGGCAGCATCGAAATATGTCCGGTCGATTTCAAAACCTGTGAAATCCAGTCCAGCCTTATATGCCGCGATCCGGCTGCTGCCGCTCCCTAAATGGGTATCCAGCACGCGCATACCCGGCGACGCATAACGTTCAAACAGCCAGTCATACAGCGCAACCGGCTTTTGTGTCGGGTGAATACGCACCTCATTGAGTGCCTTATTCCCTTGCTGAATATGCCCCTCCGCAACGCTTTTCCCCTGCAGCATACCGCTCCACATATACCGAAACAGACGCACGCTGGTAAACAGGTCGGTGGCGGCAATCTCGCAATCCGAGAAACTCGAGCTTTGGTTGCATTTGTCCCACACAATCCGGCCGGGCGCAAAATCATAGCTGAAATAATTGCAGCCCCAAATGATGTAGTGCTTTGACACTCGCCGCAATTCGTCAAAGTATGCCTTTCCCGGCACTTTCCATGCTGCTGATACAGG